CTAATGCTATTATTGTCGCTTCTTTTGGTACTTATAGTACCGGAGTCAATATTAAGAATCTCCATAATGTTATTTTTGGTAGCCCAAGCAAGTCTCGCATCAGGAATCTCCAATCAATTGGTCGTGGGCTACGTAAGTCTGATACGAAAACTGCTGCTACCTTATATGATATAGCAGACGATCTATCATGGAAGAATAAGAAGAACTATACGTTATTACATTTTATGGAACGAATTAAGATCTATAATGAAGAGAAGTTTCAGTATAAGATCTATAAGGTATCTTTAGATTATTAATTTCATTTGGTGCACTAGTGATTATACTCGCACTGCAAAAAAAGTCAAGGAATATATTATGGAAGCGAAGAAACCAAAAAGAAAAACAAATTATATCAATAACAAAACCCTCTACGGGGCGATGATACATTACAGAAATGATTTAAAAGAAGCTGTATCGAACGGTAAAGATAAACCTATTGTTCCAAAATACATCGGTGAATCTATTCTTTTGATTTGTAATAATTTGGCAAAGAAACCAAACTTCTCTGGGTATACATATAAGATGGATATGGTTTCTGATGGAGTTATGGATTGTATCTCCGCTGTGGATAATTTCGATCCAGATAAAACAAACAATCCTTTCGCTTACTTTACACAGATCGCTTGGAATGCATTCCTTCGAAGAATACAGAAAGAAAAGAAGCAGACTTATATTAAACACAAAAATTATGAAAACAGTTTCCTTATGATCGATACTTACGATGAAGGAAACAAATCTATGCAGTTGAAAACTAATGAGTATTCAGACGAGATCGTTAGGTCGTTTGAAGCAAAGTTGACAAAAACTAAGAAAGCTAGTAAACTGGTTGGAGTAGAAAAATTTTCAGAGGTAGAAGAAGATGAAGAATGAACATCTCGTGCCTGTTAACATTCAGGACATTGTTAATAGATTAAACGATAAGACTATTAGAGAAAACGAAAAGGCTAATCTTTTGCTACGCTTAGATGCCATTCGTGATTATGTTACAGCAGCTGTTGTTAAGGCAAATTCTAAAAGCGATCAGTTCGGTAAAAATCGCTAATAACTAAATAGTCTTTATGAACGCCTAATAAATAGGAGTATAAAAAGACTATGTTTGAAGAAAACAAATATTCTAAATGGTATGACAATATCATAAAACACGCTAAAAGAAGAGCTATTTTAAGATCGTATTTTGATGGAGAATACCATCATATAATACCAAAATCTTTAGGCGGAACGGATGACAAACAAAATATCGTTAAATTAACTTATCGAGAACATTTTGTTTGTCATCTTTTACTTACTAAAATGTGTAAGGATAAATCTCAAAAAGCAAAAATGTGTTGGGCTTTACATAGATTGACTTTTTCTAGAAATTATTTTGGGAGTTATCAATATGAAATTACCAGAAAGGTTCATATAAAAAACTTTACAGAAAATCATCCTTCGAAAAGATTCAGTAATTGGGGCGATAAAATGTCAAAAATAATTGAAGAATCTTGGAAAGAAGATGAAATTCGTAGAGAAAATATGAAACGAAGAATGGGTCAATGGAGAATAGAAAATCCAGAAAAAAGTAAACAAATATCTATTAACAATTTACCCAAACCTATGTTCGGAAAAGATAATCCTGTTTCGAAAAGAATAGAATATAAAGGTAATTTTTATTATGGTTGGAGAGAATTGATGGAACAAACAGGCGTTTCAAAACATATCTATGAAAAATATTATTTGAATAATATTCCTTTTGAGCATAGAATTGGATCAAATGGACCGGAGAAAAAACTTCCGTGAAAATAGCCCTACTAACAGACTCGCACGCAGGTGTCAGAAATGACTCCCTAGCATTTCATGATTATATGAAGAGATTTTACGATGATGTATTTTTTAGGTACCTCGACGACAACAATATTAGCACTGTCGTTCATTGTGGGGATATTGTTGATCGCCGTAAGTATATTAACATTAATACTGCTTATCGTTTACGAAAAGATTTAATCGAACCAGCTATTGCTCGTGGTATTACCTGGCATCAGTGTTTAGGTAATCATGACACATATCATAAAAATACTAATGAAGTTTCATCTTTTAATGAACTTTTTCGCAAGTATGACATAAATATATATGATAAAGCAACCGAAGTAATGTTCGGTGATACTAATATTCTGTTAATTCCTTGGATTTGCGATGATAACAAGGAACATTCCTTCAACATAATAAGGAATACAGATGCACAAATTGCTTTCGGTCATTTGGAACTGGAAGGATTTGAAATGTTTAAAGGTTCCATCGTTTCTCACGGAGATGATCCAAGTTTGTTTGGACGTTTTGATATTGTCTGCTCTGGGCATTTTCATCATCGCTCACACCGTGGCAACATTTATTATCTTGGTAGCCCTGCAGAGTATACTTGGTCTGATTATAATGATCCTCGAGGGTTTCACATATTTGATACAGAAACGAGAGAACTGACATTTATTGAAAATCCATATAAGATGTTTCATAAGTTCTGGTATAATGACGGAGATCCTAAGTTTGTAGACTCCGATATTGATTACACACAGTTTGCTAATAAAATAATCAAAATTATTATTACTGAAAAGAATAATCCTTATTGGTTTGAGAAGTTTATAGAGAACATTGAGAAACAAAATCCTGTAGATATCCAGATTGTAGAAGATCATCTTAATCTTAACTTAGAAGAAGATCAAGAGATCGTAGACGAAGCCGAGTCTACTATCGAGATATTTAAAAAGTATATTACTGGCGCCGAAGTAAAAGGCGTTGATAAAGTTAGATTAGAAAACAAGATTGTAGAATTATATAATGAAGCATTAACAGCGGAGTAAATTATGAATCGTCGTAAATTATTTTCCTTTCTCCCTTTGGTTCCAGTTTTAGCTAGTGCTGTTGTTATTAAAGAAGCACAAGCAGAAGAAAAACCTGCGGATAATAATGCTAATACGTTGCGTCTTATGGGTATGAAAAAGAAAAGCAAAGAGCCTTATTATAATCCTAATGCTATTATGTATCTTGGAACACCTTATGAAGTTGATGATACAACTCATGTAACAATGGCAGTTGGTCGCGACGGTAATCTTTGGTTAAAGTCTGCTGATGGTGATTGGAAACGTGTGGTAACAGAATGAAATGCAAACTGAATAAGATAGTTGGCGGTCCCAAATTAAAATGGTATTGCGAAATTTGTAGGAAATTATTTGATGTACCAAATCCACCATGTGAAAATAAATGATTTACTTTAAGAAGCTAAGATGGAAGAACTTCCTTTCGACTGGAAACATATTCACAGAGATCGATCTAGCCAGCAAGGATACTACTCTCATTGTTGGTATAAATGGGGCTGGGAAATCCACGATTCTGGATGCTCTGACTTTTGGACTTTTTGGCAAACCCTTCCGAAAGATCAACAAGCCACAGCTAGTAAACTCAATCACACAAAAGAATTGTTTGGTAGAGATAGAATTCTCAATAGGAACTAACGAATATAAAATTATTCGTGGTATGAAACCAACTGTGTTTGAAGTTTATATGAACGATAAACTTCTTAATCAGTCTGCAGAAATGAAAGACTATCAAGAAATTCTTGAGAAGCAGATCATTAAAGTAAACCAAAAGTCTTTCAGCCAAGTTGTTATTCTTGGATCAGCCACATTCCAACCATTCATGCAGCTACCAGCTGGCCAACGCCGCGAGATTATTGAAGATCTATTGGATCTCCAAATCTTTACTATCATGAATTCTTTATTGAAAGATAAGGTTCTTATCAACAGTGGATCAATTTCAGATGCTCTGAACGAAAAGAAGATTATTGATTCTAAAATAGAATTAACCAAGCAGCACATACAGCAGATCAATGAGAGTAATCTCAAGATTATTTCTGAAAAAGAAAAGCTGATCGTTGAGACTAACAAACAAATAAAAGAATTAGCCAAAAAATATTCAAAGCTGGAAAAAGAAGTAGAAAAGATCCAGGCAGATGTAGGTGACAATGAAACTGT